ATGGATGACAAAATATGGGACTTAACGATTGTTGTCATCAGCGTGCTACTGGCAAAGGCGCTGGATGAAGGAATCGAAGCCCTAAAGAAAAAGACCTCTCGCAAGCCCGGAAAGCACACAAAGAGGTCAAGGTAGGGCAAGGGGCGCCGCTTCGGCGGTGCCCCGCTAGCCAGAATCATCTTACATCAGGAGTGCAGCGATGAAAACAGGCATTGTAGTTTTTGTCATCTCGTTTATCTCGTTTCGCATCTGGCGCAAGGCCAGAGAAAAGCGCGGTGAATAAAATGGCAACCGAAGCGCAAAGACGCGCAACATCCTCTTACCGCAAAAGGTCGGTGAAACAGCTAGTCATACGCTTTTACCCTAACGAGGATGACGAGAGTATATATAAATGGCTCAAGGAGCAGAACAATACAACCGAGTACATCAAGAGCTTGATTCGAGATGACATGAACCGTTAGAGACTTGTTGCAATGTCCCCTAAACGCAAAATGCCCGCGCCCCATTACAGGGCGCGGGCATTTTAGTTAAAGAAGCTCGTTTACTCGTTTTTGCACAGCATTAAAGTTAGCGCCAAGTCGGGCCTTGCGCTCGTCACCGTTACCGTACTCGCCGCGAATGACGGCGCGTGCAAGAGCGTCGATGTCTGCGGCCTTGGCGCGGGAATTGACCACGGCTTGCACCTCGTCATAGCGGATGCCAAGAATTGCCTTGCGTGTCTCACCGTTGCCGAGCTTACCGTTGAGCACATCCGTTGCAAGATCGTCGGCGCTTGCGGTGGCCGCGCGATTAATGAGGTCTTGTACCTCGTTGAATCGAGCGCCCAGCTTGGCCTTGCGCTCGTCACCGTTGCCGTACTCCCCTCGCATTACGCCTGCCGCAAGGTCGACTGTGCTACCACAATTCTCATTGTCAGTCGCAGCCGGCGCATTGTAGGTACTGGGCTTCGCATAACGCGACCAGGCGGCAGCGTCCATGAAGGCAATGTCAAGATCGAGGTTGCCGTTGTACCCAGATAGCCTACCGTGCGAAGAATACTGGTGCATCACGCAGGTATTCCAGGCACCAAAGCCGCCATCCGGAAGCCATGGCGAGTCCTGGTATCCAGTCTGGTTATCGTTGGCATACTGGGCAACCCAGAGGGCGTGGTTAGGTGCAATCCTAGACCAATCTTCCTCTTTGGTGAGATTGCGGTAGGTATACAAGAGACATCTCACGCCAGTAAGCGCATAGATGCGATCAAGGAATTTCTTGGCACCGTCCGTGCCGATCCTGCCGCCGTCCTCATAATCGAGCACGGGAATACCCTTGCCGAAATAGTTTTTACAGTTCTGATAGAAGTGATCCGCCTGCTTGACAGGATCATCCATATTCATGAAATGGTAGAAGCCCCAGAGCTTACCCGCCTTGATAGCCTTTTGCACAAACGCGTCACAAAACGTATTGACGTAATTGGTGCCCTGGGTTCCTTTGATGATGACAAAATCGTATTCGATTGAATCGAGATTAAGGTTCTTTTGCCAGTCTGCGATATCGATGCCCTTCATGGTCATCTGCATCACCTCTTAATTGCATTGAATTGTGTGAAAGAAACGGCGTTAAGCTCGTCGGTTGTCCATGCATGGATTGAATTGGTGCCGTCATCAGGGTCGCGGAGCGCATAGGTACCGTCAGCGTTCTCGCGCCAAATCATCACGACGTGCGAGCCGTAAGAGCGCTCGCCAAGGGTTCCGGCAACGCCTGCGAAGACGATCCAGCCGTCATCGACGGCCTTGAGGGCTTCGCCCGTTCCCCAAAACGTGTCACGGGTTTCGAAATGATAGGTCTTCGCTAGATAGGTGCTGAACTTGGCCATGTCGTTAACCCGGTCGGTCAGGCAGCTTTCGCCGACGAAAGCTGCCAGCAGGTCGGGTGTGACCTCGCGACCGTTGAGGTAGCTCAGCGCCATTGCCGCCGCCGTCAGGCCGCAGCCGTATGTGCCTATGGTTTCGTCCGAGTAAGCGGCATCAGCCCATTGAGGGTCTTTTTGCAAGAAGAGCGGCATATAGCCGCTCTTCGCACTCGTCTTATTTTCATAAACAGGCAAAGCCGCTGTATAACCGTCGCTATAGCCTTGGTTATATGCTTTTCCGAATGCTGCCGTATCTCTGCCAACGTGGTCGACAGTCAAAACGAACCATAAGCCCATGCCTACCGCGAAGCCCAGCAGCAGTGCGACGGCAATCCGCATCCTAGCCGCGCTTCGCGACTTCATCGGCAATCGCCTTTGTAATATCATCGGTGTCAACGTTGGCGTGCTCGAAAATCTTCATGATTGGCGTATCGGCAAGCTCTGGATATGCCTGCTTGATGTTTTCGAGGATAGAAGCGAACTCCATGCCGATGATGGCGATGCAAACGACATAGACGGTAATACCACCGAAATTCAGTCCAACGATATGCGAGCTTAGAATCTCGATACATATAACCAGCATGATGATAAGGGAAAGCGTTGCCTTATGACACAAGCCGCGGCGCATCTTCGAAGACTTAAAACTACAGTTGTAAATTGACTGGGCGATGCCTGTAACCATGTCGATAAGCATCATCAGGAATGCGCCGCCGATTGCCCAGATCTGCTGCTCCGTGAACGTGTAGATAGCTCCCATTATTTCTCCTTCGCATTGTCATCGATCATCTTCTGCACGGCGGCACGCCAAAGCTTGGGTACGCTCTCGACGGTACGCTTGCCGTCCATGACGGCTTCGTAGTAGATCTTCGCCATCGCTACTCACCGCCCACAATGTCGCCGATTTCGAGCAGGGCGGCATTGGTGTCCTCAAGCGCCGCGCGAGTCTGCTTGAGCTGCGCAATGATGCTGTCAATGCGCTCGGTATCCGTAAGCCCGTCATCCTCGTGCGCGTCCCATAGCTCGTTGAACGCTGCCGTCACCTCTTCAATAGACGGTGTGCCGACTGCCACAAAATGCAGCTCGTCCGCTCGCCAAAACTCGATTGCTTTTTCGGTATCCGCGCTGTTGTCCGCAACGTCCTTCTCGATGTTTCGACGAAGCCAAACATCGGAGGTCACGCCGCCCGGTCTTACTTCCACCGTCACCGCGTCAAGCGGCGTTGCGCTGCACGTCATAGTGCTCATGTGCTCCCCTTTCCGCCGCGCTTATTTGTGCGCGGGCTTTTTTGAAAACCTTGTTGAATCCGTTGTCGCGCCAAACGTCGGCGCAATCCGCGTGCTTGAACCAGCCGCCGTAACTGGTAGCCCTTCGCGCCCGTTTGAGCGTTGGCGAACGCCTGTATCTTCGAAGCGACCTGCACGCTCGCAGGAAAAGCGAACCGCGAAGCGTGGTACGGTTCTTTCGCACCGTGTATCCAACAACATCGACCGGCTCTTCGTTGCTGACGCGGCTTATCTTCCACGGCTTGACAGTAAGTCCGAACTTTTTGTGCAGCAGCCTTTGGAGCTGCCTTGCCGCGCTCCGCAAGTTGCGCTTGTCGTGACTGAATAAATAGATGTCATCTGCGTACCAGAGCTGGTGCGTGATCAGCGGAACGCTAGCGCCGCGCCTTACTTTGCGCATGCTCTCGACCTCGTGATAGCCGAACGACAACACCAGCTGCGCCATTCGCAGGCTGAAATAGCTTCCGATTTCCAGACCGCCGCCATAAGTGGCCAGCAGCGATTCGGCGATATAGAGCACGTCGGGGCTTCGCACGTAGCGGCGAAGAAGCATCATCACCACATCTGCCTTGATGGATGGATAGCACTTGCGCACGTCCATATGCACGTAGTAACCGCCATCTTGCGACCACCTGCGCACGGCATGAGCCGCCATGAGCTGGCCTTTGCCTGGGACGCTAGAAACCTGCCAGAAGCCAACCTTCGCATCGAGCAGACGCGACATTGCTGCAACGGCCACATAGTCGCAAACCTGCTGCTTCACGCTCTCAACGCCGATGATGCGCAGCTTGCCGTTCGTGGGCTCGCGATGCCGGTAGCGCTTTATCGGTCGAAACGTAAGCGAGCGCGTTTCGACCTCGCGCACGATCTCCGCGATTAGCGCCGAAGCGCTGCCGTGCTCTTGCGGCACGCGCCAGGCGTTTTTCTTTCCAGCCTTTGAATCAAGCCAAGATTCGTAGGCGGAAACAACAAGGGCTTCGTTTATCCGAAGCCCCTTGCAATAACTCTTCAATTGTTTTTGACCTTTGCTCTCTGGATGTCGTACGAGCGGTCGCGTCTCCGTTACTAGCCCGCTGGTCTTAAGACTGATTTCACTTAGTTAAGCCAGGTTGCCCCCGCTCGCCACCAGCGGCGGCGGGTAGTCGCGGCGGAAATAAAAATAGATAGCTGGTTGTTTGAGATAGTCACCCAGGTAGGCGCGAGCCGATGTTCCACCTAGCATTGCCGGTGCCGTTGTTGCCGTTGACGTACCAAAGGCCAGCATTGCCCCTGTTCCTCAAGTTGCCAAGGGAAAGCCAAGAGAACATGACAGCCCACGCGCCGCGAATCCCTGCTTGTTTTCATAAGGGGACAAGTCCCCTCGCGGCTTACGCCGCTTCACCCCTTGAGCGACCATTGGCAGAGCGGCGCGAGCCGATGCGCCACCCAGCATAGCCGGTGCCGCTGCTGCCGCTGACGTACCAAAGGCCAGCATTGCCCCAGTCCCACAAGTTGCCAAGGGAAAGCCACTCTCTCCAGCCGACGGTAGTATCCGCGACCTTATAGTTGTCATCGCAGATGCCAACCGACGTTGACGCGCCAGTTCCCTGCTGAATCATCAGACCGTTGATCGTCTTGCAGTAAAGACCGTAATTCCATCCCTCAGCTGCTTGTCCGGGAAAAGCCCCAGCAGATAGCGCACTGTCTGGTGAGCTACCGGCCTTCTCGTTCTTAGTATCCGGGTTCACGTAAATGCCCGCGCCAGTACCCGTGTACTGGATAAGGACGTTTCCAAGAACCTCATACATGCCAAGACCGAGCTCGATTCCCTGGATGACAAAGGGCTGCTTTGAGTCGGTGCAGCTCGTCGGAGATCCATCACCCTCAACCATGTCGCAAGAGCCGGTGTTCCACGGAGCGGTTGCGAGCTGGTAAGTCGTTGCGGTCGAGAACGGCTTCGCGACATCGAAGTAGACTGCCACATTGGATGCGTCAACCGCAACCTTCTTGGTGACTTTTGCGCCGTCGAAAATGTCGCAATTATACGAGTTGCCACGGTCGGTGTTCGTGCCAGTATGTGTGCCGAACATCATCGCGGAGCCGATCAGAATCTGGTCGGCCTTGTCCTTCGCGATAACGACCCTCGTGGTGTTGCTCTCAGCTCGCGTTGGCGTGGCGGTGATGTCGTAACCGGTGCATCCGGCAAAGATGCTCTGGCTGTTTTTCGTCGCATACTTGAGCAGGAACATCGCCTTGACGTACCAATCATCGGCTGCGACCTTTAGCGAATCGCCGGTACTCGCGGTCTTCATCAGGCCAATCCCGCCATCATGGCTCACACTGCGCGTCTTGACAGCAGCGCCGCTCACGCTTCGCGGCTTGCCTTCGGCATCGACCGACAGCGCATACTTTGCATACAGCATATAAGGACGCTGTGCGCCGTTGGGGAGCAGAGCTGCCGGCTGGCGCTTCATGCCGGGATGGCGCGTATCGGATACGGTAATGTTCACGGCATCATCCGTCTCAGTTTCCAGCGTGTAGAGAACTGGCGTCATGATCCACGTATCATCCGTGCGCGAGAATCGCCCGTCACCGTCGATAGCGGTAACGTAGGGCGTGCCATCCGCGTCAACGCCGCCGTTTACCTCGAAGAAGGTAAACGCGCCGTGGTTCACGTAAGGGTCGATTGCGGCGCGACCGATGATTCCGGGCTTTGGGTTGGCGATTCCGGAATTTGCCCCGGTCTTGGTGCAGGCCGTGGCGCTTCCCTTGGGGATGCTCACGCCATAATTCTTGCCGTCACGCATCTTCGCAAGCCATGCGGCGATGCTCGCGTTCGTGTAACGTCCAGTCTCGTCATTAAAAATGGGGACTGTCGAAGCCCCCATGGATTCGAGCGCGATTGCCACGCGCTCGAGCGTTTCGTGATCTGCAATATGGGTTTTGCCCATGCTTAATCCTCCGTATCGACTAGCGAGATGTAATCCGTATCGCCAACGGTGTCGTAGGCAAGATAAATGCGCCTGTCAGGGCTGATAGACCCTCGCGCTTCCTCAGCTGCCTTACGAGCGTCCGCAGCCGCCTGATCCGCGCTGTCCGTGGATGCTTTCGCCGCGTTTGTCGCGGCGTTCGCCGCATTGGTTGCGGTGTCGGCGTTCGCCTTGGCTGTATTTGCAGCAGCCGCCGCGTCTGTGGCGCTCTTTGTCGCGGCGTTAGCCTTGCCCGTCGCGGTGTTGGCGGCTTCCGTGGCGCTCTTGCAGATGTTGACCGCAGCGTTGGCGTTATTCAGTGCCTTGCCCGCGTCGGTGACGGCCTGTTCGCCCTTGGTGGCGGCGGTTTCCCCACGCCTGATAAGGTTATCAATCGCGTTGTCCCAAGACTGCGCGGGTTGCTGACCCTCTTTGGCGCTGCGCAGGATGTCCAAGGCGAATCGCTCCGTCTGTGCAAGGAAATCGTCCTTGACGATTTCGAAATAGGCTTCGTCGGTGTAACCGGGAACGCTTGCGAGCTTGGATTCATCGCAAACGTAGGTGATCGTATTGCCGCTGACCGAGGCACTGCCACGGTAATAGTGGATTCGGTCGGGCAATCGGGCAACCAAAAAGGCGCTGTACCCAGACAAAGACAGTTCGCCGCCGTTGTCGTAGATAAGCGCCCTGATGGTCGTTCCGCCGCCCTCGCCCTGGGCGATGCGGATGCAGTTGTTGCCGCATCCGCGCTTGTCGATGTCAAGCTCGATAGTCTGAGTGTTCATTAAGCATCACCGTCGACCAGCATCCACTCGCACGCCAAAATCTCGTTTCCTGTCATCTTTCCGATCGCGTCGGCATAGGCAATTTTGAACAGGTTAGGTCGATGCTTGATGTTTGCGTACATCTCGATCTCGCGGCAGAAAGCCTTGTGCTCGTCTGAACCGATGCGCAGCTGTGTGCGACCGGTGGGAAGCCCATCATCGCCAAGTTCAGGTTCGCCGTACTGCGCGATAAGCTCATCGCGGCGTTTTAGGTACTCAAGCGCTTCCGCACGCAACACTCTCGTATTACGTGCGGCGGCATAGCCTACGATGTCGCGGCGGTCAAGAAGCGGCTCGAGCGCAATAAGCATCTGCTCCATCTGGGTATTGCTATATTCATCGGGGATGATATTCTCGATTTCGATGCTCTGCTTGCTTTCCGTAACGCTGGCACCGAGCGCGGTTGCCAGAGATTCGATTCCTTTATCCATTGACCTTCACTTCCTCCACAATCGGTGCCGAATCGTCAAGCGCGGCGATTTCCGCGTCAACGTCTGTGACGCTTTCCTCTACAGTCTTGTATATGGCATAGCCACTCGCAGCGTAGTAATCGAGCATGTGTGGTTGGACGTAAAACGAGAGCCCATCCTTCTCAACTCTGTACGTGGTCATTCCATACCTCCTTATAGCGACGTGATCATTAGTCCGTGGTCGAAAGTGATCGTCCAATTTGTCCAAGTCATAGACAGGTTTTGGCAAATGCCGGAAACGTTATAAGTTCCGGTCAGTTGAAGGTTTGTCCACGAGCTTTTCAGGTCCCCGACGAGCGTGACGCTGCCGCTCATGCCGGTCTTACATGAGACGTACTCGCCACTGTCTTTGTATTCGCCGACGCCGATCCAGTCATCGGTGAGAAGACAGATACACCCTTTGCCAGCGAGACGCGCGCCATACACCTTGGACTTGGTGTTGTAGTTGTTGAATCCGACGTAGCCCGTAATATCCTCAGCTGTGCCGCCGTATAGGTATCCGTTGGCCATTGCCGTATAGCAGGTGCCGCCGCCGACGCTGAAGCCGTCTGTACCTATGTAGAGACCAGAGGTGTTCGAATTGAGCGTGAGCTTATATCTATACAATTTGTTGTTATCGATTGATAGCCCGCCGATGACACCATAGGTCGTCTGGAAATAGCCGCTCGTCAGATTCCAGTAGTTCTTCCCCTGACCGTCGCCGATTGTTCCGCTCTTGAGGTATGTAGCATTGACGTACAGCTCGCCATTGGACATGTAGATGCCTTTGTTTGCCCCGTCGTTGGTGAGCCGATTGAAGATCTCTTGCTGTTCTAGGCTCTCGTCGAGCTTGTCGACAAGTTTCTCCGCATCGGCCTTAGCCACCTCTTGCGCAATCATGCTCGTCGCTTGTCGCGCCGCCGATGCAAAGGCCGCTACCGCAGACGAGTAGTTTTCATAGGCGGTCTTATAATTCGACATGGCGGCATTCAGTTCCTCGGCTGTTGAGCAGTTTGTGACATCCGAGATAGCTGTCATCAGGGCATCGAACGCTCCGTCCGTGCCGAACGCATTGTTGTACATCGGCTCTAAGACCTGCGCCTTGAACTGAAACTGCAACTTACTGTTTGAGGACAGAGATTTGTATTGTGCAGATAGGTCTTCTTTATCCTTCTGCACGGTCTGGAGGATCTTATTTACGGCAGCTTTCTCCGCCTCGGTGACGATCCCGTCTTTGGCGATATCGTCAACCGTCTTGTCGAGGGTACTTATCGTCTCGTCGAGTTCCTTATTCCTTGTCTGGAAGTCTTCCCCAAGGGCCTCGATGTTTTTTCCGTTCTGCGTCATTCCGCTGTGCAGGTCTTCGATAACGCCATCGACAGTCCAGCCGCCATCGCCGTATTTGGCATTTGGCGAAAGCTGGAATTCGCCTGTCTCCAAGTCCCAATAGTTTGCGCCCACCTCGTCGGTGAGCAGACCTGCACGGATGCGGTCTGCCCGCATCGTTCCGGCGTTGATGCAATCTGCGCTCACCTGTGCGCCGGTTATAAACGTTCGCCAATTCCATTGGCCGTCGCTTGTAAGATTTGCGGCAAGGCGGATGCCCATGCCGTTGATATTGACAGCCCACATGCCGGACGTTGCCTTGAGCGGAACGCCAGTCGCGGCATCCAGCGGCACGTTGGAGTAGATCACGCCAAGCTCGAACGTCTCGACCTTGTACGTTCCGACGGCATTGAATGCCTTGTTGAGCGCCGCCATGAGCTGGTTGAGCCACGAGACGGACGTGCCAGCCGCCGCATCGTAGTTAGCCCGCTGATTGCTGCCTATCTTGAGCTGCTGCGCCATTGACTGAAAGATGTCGGCCAGATCATCGGTTAAGTTGCCGAACACCACCTTGGCATCGCCGGTCACCAAGTCGCGGGTCAGCTTCGAGACGCGCCCCTTGAGCCTGATTCCCGCAGCGGAGAAGCCCTTGTCGATGATCGCCACGCAATCGCCGACGGCAACGCTCTCCCAATCTCGACCGAAAGCAAATAGGTCGATCACGCTTGCTTCATAAGAGACGGTCGGCGTTTTGGCTTGCTCAAGGTAGTCGTTCGTCTCGGCAAGGAGTTGCACCGCGTCCTCGCATTGCTCGTTAACGTAAACGTCCACGGCTGGCGCGATGCCGCCGTTGCCGTCGGGATGTCCCCAAACCTCGGTCGCGGAGGTATCCTCGACGTAATCCTTGCCGCCGTTTATATCGCCGAAAGTCAGGCGCCGGCCATAGCCGCCGCCATCCGTCTCAACGCCCTTGCCGTAACCGTAAACCCTAGTCTTTGGGTTGGCGCTGCCGGTCTTGCGCTTGATGCTTATCAGGTCTTTAGTCCACGTAAAGCGCTTGGGACTTTGCTGGTTTCCGCGTTTCGCGACCACGCGCACGTATCGGTGTGTGACCTGCACACCGTCCGTAACTATGACGGTTTCAAGCTCGCCGCCCCATGTTTTGAGCAGATCGCTCAAGACCTCGCGGACTTTTACATGATAGAAGGTATGCGATGCGCTGCCGGGCAGGTCGCAGTTACCGACTTCCCAACGGGTGCCCTCGAGTATTGACGTGAGCGCCACAGTCACGCTGCCAGACGGCCGCTTGTCCTCGATATAGTCATCCCACGTCTCGTTGATGGAATTGATGCACGTTGCGCTGGTATAGGGCTTGCCGCTGTCATCGTGAAGCCGCTCTATTTTGTCGACTATGTGCTCGTGCACAACGCCTTGGCGGTCAACCCAGACAAGGTACTCGCCCTTGCCTAAATCCTCCTCGCACCTGATCTTAAGCTCGTCGGTGCCGTCTGTCGCGTCCTCATGGGTCGCGGCGGTGTAGGTGAGCCGTCCGAGGTTCGCGCCGAAACGGCTGAAACGGGTGAAGTTGACCTTCTTGGTTAAAGCCATCTTTCCTCCCATTCCAACGTCGCGGAACCGCTAGAGATTTTGATGTGCGCACGGTCTTTAACACTGAAAAAGTCGCTCATGATGTTGAGCTGAGCGACAGAGCCGTTAACGGTCACGTGCTCTTTATCGAAATCCATCCGAACCACGCTCGAAGCCGTCAACGGCTGGACAACCTCGACGAACTCGGCGGTGTCGGTGTTGGTGATGCGCCAAGAGCTGCAAGCGCCGGGCTTGGCCGTCACGGTGAGCGCCGCAGGCAGCGTGCCGCCGACAGCGAACGATGCCGCGCCGCTCACGTCCATACGGCGATGCTGACCGTAATAGTCGGGGTCGCCAATGTGGAACGTAACGGTTGCCTGCGGGCAATCGTCGGTAATCTCGTCAAGGTCGGTTGCACCGCTAACGATCGCCATCAAATAACGCGTAGGGTCATCAGGCAAATAAAGCGGCGCCGGCTCGTCAGACCAGAGCAGCGCCGCCAGCTCATGACGCGCCTTTGCGACCTCGCGCCGGTGCTCGGTGCGAATCCACATGTCAATCTGCAAATCGTAACCGGCGCGACGAGCGTTCTTGAAGTATTCGCCGTGCCGTCCGGGCGCATCCTCGAAGCTCGCCGAAACGTCCGCCATGATTGGGCGGCGCACCTTACAGTAGACGAGCTTCGACAGGTCGTGCCCGTTGAAAACGATGCTGTCGCTTTGGTTTCGCTTACGCTTAAGCTCCAACGGGCACCCCTTTCTGCTTTAACCTGCTGGCAATACCAGCGCCGATCTGCTGACCGGTCGTGTACGCGTCCATGCTGTTTGCAACGGTGGCGTTGACGGTCACGTTCACCTGGGCTCCGCCACCGAAGCCGCCGCTTATGCGGTCGAGCACGCGAGAAATACCCGCCTCGACACTCTCTCTGACGCTCGTGCGCAGCTTTGCATCGGGCGCGACGTGCTCAAGTCCAGCTTCGCCAACGCCGATGATTGAAGGCTTGTCGAAGGATGCGCCCTTTGCATACCAGTTGACGCTGATGGACGGCAGTTCCACAACGCCACCGATGTCACGCCAGCTGACGTGGAAATGCGGCAAGCTGATATGCGGCAAGCTGATGCGAATCCCGCTGAACGCCCCCTGAATCCTGCCGGGGATGCCGCTGACAAAGTTCCAGGCATCGTTGATTGGCGAAGTGATATTGCTCTTGATGTTCGAGAAAACGCCAGCGACCTTGCTGCCAAGCCCCGGGAAGCCAAGCTTTTCACCGATGGCGTTTCCGTCGTTTATCGCGTTATCCTTCGCATTGTTCATCTTCGTCTGGATGTTGCTTTGGATAGCCTGGAAGGCAATACCGGCCTGCGACTTCGCAGCGTCCCAATCACCGTTCATTGCAGCTTTCAGGGCATTTGAAGCCGAAGAACCGACAATTTTGCCGGTGTTCATATCTGCTTGGATTGAATCCCTGATAGCGCCGAATTTTTCAGATGCTCCGGATTTCAGATTCTCCCAAGCATCGGACGCGTTGGCCTTCAAACCCTCCCAAGCATCGGACGCGCCTTGCCTTATGCCTTCGAACTTTTCCGAAAGGCCGTTCTTGACCTCTTCGGCCTTTCCGGTTATCCCGTCCCAAATCCCAGACCAGAATTCCGGCACGCCTGCGAAGAAATCCTGCACGCCCTGCCATTTCTCTGAGATCCAGCCGGTGAAGTCAGACCAGAGCTGTTTACCAGTCTCGGTCTGCGTGAAGAACCACGTAAGGCCAGCGACGGCAGCGGCAACCGCAGCCACGCCAAGCAAGATTGGGTTTGCGGCGATCAATCCGGTGAACGATGTCCACCCTGTAGAGAGCTTGCCGCCAAGGGTAGATGCCAAGCCGCCCGCTTTCTCCGCGATGCCGCCGAAGCCCGTTGCAGCCGTGCTTATAGCGCCGCCGCCCTCGCCGAACTTGCCTGCGAGGGAAGCGAAGCCACCGGCAACGTCCTTGAACGTCTGGCCGATCTCGATGCCCTTTTGGAGCGTCTTGCCGATGCCAGTTGTAAGCCCGCCGAACGCGACCGTCCCCAAAACGACGTTTGTTGCCATGTCCTGCTGCTCTGGCGTTAGGGACTTGTACCAGTCGCTAACGCCCTCGAGCGCCGGCGTTACCTTCTCAAGCAGGGTCGTTCCAAGATCGAGCGCCTTTTCCTTGAAGGGCATAGCCGCTTCGCCGGCTTCGGCCATCTTCTGGTTTAGCTCGGCCTGCGCTTCGCGCGTGTCGAGCATCGTCTTATTAGTCTCTTGGTACGTCTCGCCAATGTTGCCGTAAAGGCCATCGAGCGTCTGCGTGATAAGCGAGGAACGCTCCTGCTCGTCACCGCAGGCGGCAAGCGCCGCATTGAAAGCGTCCTCTTTGGTAGCGCCCTGAGCGATCTGGTCGTTGAAAGCCTGCTGTGCCGCATGGTTGCCGGAGAGTGCTGCGCTCCACTGCTCATTGCTTGCCGTTGCCCAGTTGAGGGCATCGGCAAGACCGCCGGTAACGGTGCCGGTGTGCGCCGTCTCCTGCGATGCTTCCACGAGGTTTTCGAGCGGCAATGCATCGCCGAACTTGGAGAACGAGCCTGCGGCGATGTTGCTCCACTTGTCCAGTTCCTGCTGGTTAGTGGTCAAGCGTGACAGGTTCTGTGCGGCTTCGGTCGCGGTGTCCTCTTCGCCAAGTAGCTTATAAAACAGGGTATAGGAGCTTCGCGCCTGCTCGGACGTGCCGCCTGCATCCCTCCAGGCAGCGTCCAGCTGATGTGTCTGCTCGATCTGCTCTTCCTGGCTACTGGCAAGCCCGACAAGCGCAGTGGCGGTGCCGGTGACGGCACCGGTTATCGTCTTTCCGGCAGTCTCTAGACCCTTGCCGGCCTTTTCCAGCTTATCGCTGTTGTCCTGAATTGTCTGACCGAACTGGTAAAGGCTACTCTTCGATGCCTGGGCTTCGCGGCTAACGCTTTTCAAATCGTCGGAATAGCTCTCGAGTTGGTTCTCGCATATGGCAATCTGAGCCTTAAGGCTAGAGTACTGCGCTTCCTCGCGCTCGGTGAGTTCCGCGCCGCTCCGCTTCTTCTCGTCGAGCGTCGCGAGCGCGGCCTTGTAGGCATCAAGCTTCGTTTTCGTCTCGCCGTATGCTCGATTGAGAAGTTTTTCCTTCTCAACGAGCAAATCCGTGTTGCCGGGGTCAAATTTCAGGGCGCGATTGATGTCCTTCAACGCGCCCTGCGTATCCTTCGCCGTGCTCTGCACGCTCTTCAATGCGCCCTGCAACTCGGTCGTATCTCCGCCGAACTTGATAGTCAGACCTTTGTACGTAACAGCCACGGTTCCACCTCTTTTCAGTTGTCAATGAAAGAAATGAGCGCACAGAACAGCGCACCGCATAGGTGCGCTGGCGCTTTACGCTCACAGTCCAGACCAGAAGGCCGCTTCGCCCTGCCGCGCCTGCTCGTCATCCTCGGCATACGCCACGGCATCGTTGACGAAGCTGTATATATCAATAAGATTTTGCACTTGCGCATAAGACAGCGTGTGCAGGTCTTGGATGCTCAATCCAGCCTGCTGGCAAGAATAGATATAGAGCGTGTCGCAGCTACTCTCCAGCTCCGGCGGAAGCGGCGGCATCTGATGCTTCGGCGGTCGCGGCTTCCACGTCCGCTTTTGCGTTCGGAAAAAAGTTGTCCTTGATGATCTGCATCACGTCAGATGCCCAACCGCCTTCGCGCTCAAGGTCGAATTCCGATTGCGGGAAGCCGCAAACCCAATCCTCAAAGGACTTGCCAAGATCTGTCTTCTCCTTTGCTGTGGCGTTGTACGTCTTCGCACAGGCGTAGAAAATCTCAAGCAGTGGCACGATAGGCGGAATATTCGACGCTGCCGAGACATCAAGAACAACGGAAATGGCTTCGTTGATGTCCTTGGGGCGGCGGCTCCCGTCCTTGCGCTCAACGAAGAACTCGCGCGAGTACGCAATAGGTGTAAAGGCGTTGCAAGCGACGGGATACTCAACTCCGCCTACCTCGATGATTCCGCCGTCCATTACGCGCTCACGCTAACAGTCTTGGGCGTGACGGCAGTATCTACCTCTTCGAAGAATTCGTCGTAACCGTCAATATCGCCATATGTATCGATGTAGCTACCGCGCCAGCCGCTCGGCAGCTTGACGGGACGGAACGTAAGCGCGTAATCAAGCTGCGTGATGTCGGGCTTCTCTTCAAGCGTCTTGGCATCAATGGAGACGGGCTTACTGGTGCACTTGTAGATGCATCGACGCCTTCCGACGGCGTGGCCGGGCTGCTCGAACAAGAGCGCAAACGGTTTAGGAGTCTTGCCCGACGTTGCCAGCACGCGGCCTTTCTCGTCGATGTCGAATCCGTTGATGTCGGCCATAAGCTCGCGCAGCTCAGGTGTGCTCTCGATGTCGTAGAGCGACCACGTGATGGAACCGCCGTTGTCCTGGTACTTGTCCAACCACGGCTCGTTGTCTCCGTAGCTCGTTGCCTGCTCAATGGACGGATCGACCTTGATTTCGACCGTGCCGGGGATGTGGACAGGCTTCTCATATGTAAACGTATCCTCGTCGGTAAAACGCGCGATGTGCGCGTTCTTAACACCGAAGAATCCATTTCGCGCCATGTCGGCTCCTTTCATAATTCGGTAACGTCGATTTCGTAAGCCGTCTCAACCAGCTCGTCACCGTCAAGCGACGTTACCGTCTTGTTGTAGTTAAACTCTGCGGCATCGAGCGCCGCTTCGAATCGCTTCTCAAGCTCGTAGTCGCGCTCTCGAACGTAAAGCGCAACATCGTAGGGCATCCAGCGGCACCATCCCACGTTGTCGGCGCTCACGCCATCGCCGTAACCGGCTTCGATGTCGATATACGGAGGTGTGGGAAACTCTCCATCGCGGAAACCGCCGTTAGCCCACGGCAGGCCGAATGCATCAAGAAGCTGTGCCAGGTCTTTAAGGCTGTTCATTACGCCCCCTTGGAGAACTCAGCGGCAACTTCCCTGTAAACGCCTTCGATAACGTGATCTCCTTCGACCCTGCCCGGATAGCTTCCGTGCTGGTTTTTGATAACGTGGCCGTTCTCAAGCAAATGCGTAAGCTGATACTGCCTGTTGTGAACAACGCAGGTGGTGCCAGTCGCTTCGCTCTTAACGTCGGCAGACCATCCCCTTGCATAGCTTCCGCCGTGGCGCTTCTTCTTCCGGCTTCGCTCTTTCAGAAGGCGAACCGCCTTGCTGCCAGCGGCCTTGACGTTGCCCTGCAAGACCTCTTCGTTGTCCTCGATAACCTCTTCGATGCTGTTGACGATAATCGATTCAAGCTGGTCAATCTTTATCCCGCTCACCGGTTGCCCACCTTCTCGACCAGCGTAAGCCGCACATTGTCGACGTTCGCCACAACCGCCGAATCGACGGCGTAGCGGATACCGCCGAACTCGCAGAGCCTTTCACCGCTGTATGCGCACGCGCGTACCGTGATGACGGCCTGCGGCTTAACTCCGGCCTGCGCGGCGGTGTAATACGCCGTCTGGCTGATGCCGTACACGTTGCACGGCACACGGCGGCACCGCTCCTTTTTGTGCGATACTCCCAGCTCGTCACGCTCGGATACCGTGGCGATCAGCGTACAGATGCCAGCCCAGCCGCTCATGCGGCATCACCGCCGTTGTACGCCGAATCACCGCTCATGCTCGTAAGCATGGTTTCGAACGCCTTCATGAAGCGCTCGGCGTCTGGGTTGTCCATGCCGAAGTTTGCCTTGACGTAAACCTTTATCGCGAGTCGAACGCGTCCGTCCGAATCGTCGTGCGCCTTGGCATCCGACACGCCGCCCGCCACCAACTCGGCGCGGCCGGCTTCAATAACGTCCGAGATCTCTTCATCATAGTCGTTGACGAAAGCCGGGATGCGAAGCGCGGCGCGGCACGCATCCAGCAGCTTTTCTTTAGCTTTTACGGCCATACCGCGCCACCTCCTTAAGCAGACTTGATGGTGAGCTGTGCGAACGCTTCGGGGACAGCAAGAACACCGTCGAACAGAACATAACCGTCGAAGCAGCGCTTCTGGGTTCGCGGCTGGACGTAAGGCGTAACGTCAGGGCCATCAAACATGTTGCCCTTGAACAGGTCGGGGAAGCCGGCCTTAATCACGTTGTCGGCGATTGAATCGTCCTGCTTTACAACCTTGCCGAAGATTCGACCCTGAACCGTCGGGTCATCGGTAGCCTCATTTGCAAAATAAGAACGACCGTTGGCATCCTCAAGCATGGCGATCTGGTTCCAGATGGTGTTGTTATTGGCGTAGATGATGATTCCCTTAGCCGCCGCGTTGCCGTAAGAGCGGAGCAGGCTCAGCATTTTCACGATGTCGGCCTTGGTAAGCTTCTTTGCTGCCGCCGTCTGAATCTTGTTGGCGGTCGCGATGCCGTAATTCTCATCGGCAAGCTTCTCGTGGACGAATGCGTTGCACGCGACGGAGAGACGTGCAGAAACCTCGGAAATGATGTACTGCTCGAAGCCGGAAAGCGACTGCGTTGCCATCTTTCGGGACAGCTCGACGGTCTTCTTAATCTCCGTTCCTACGAGCGGCACGGAATCGAAGTCATTTTCCTCGATATCGGTAGGTGCTTCGCCCTCGTTGGTCTTGGCCGCATCGCCCTTCTTGATGGACTTGTGGCGCGGGAACTCGACCTGACCAGACATGTTCGTTCGGCTGATGTCACCGAAGAGAACAGCAGTGTTGTCGATAAGGGAAATGATCTCGTTCTGCACGGCCACGGGAACGATGGAATCGGTGTTGGCCGTGGTCATGGTGAACTCGGCTCGCTGCTCGATTGCATGGCGCTGAGCAGCACGCTCGACATCGGTGAGCGCGGTGCCGCCGATAAGCTGGATGCCGGAGCGCTCGGCAAGACCCTTAGCCCACGCATGGCGCTCGGCTGTGTCGTAGTCGGTCACGTCATATGCAGTGCCGGGGGTGCCAGCGACGTTGGCGGAACGCGCCAGCGGCACGGAATCCACGCGCTGTGCGCGGCCTGCGTCGATGGCGGCACGGGCGTTCGCGACGGCGGCGTTGCGAGCCTGCGCCGCCTGTGCGGTCTGGGCGGTACGCTCGTTAATCTGGTCGGTCAGCTCGGCCATGCGGGCTGCATCCTCTTCCGTCGGTTCAGTACCGTCAGAATACTGGTCGACAAGCGCTTGCAGGTCGTTAAGAAGTTCCTCAAGTGTCATTGCTAGTTACCTTTCTTCGCATTGGTAATTGCCAGGCACGCTTTTGCTCGAAGCAACGCGCCCTTCCTTCGCGCAAACTCCTTGCGCGACTGCTCAATCACTCCGTTGAGCAGGTTTCTTGCACTTATTTCGGTGTTCGGGTCAGCAGGAAGGCTGACTGCGGACACGTCATAAATCTTCTTGACGCGCGTGATTGTCGTGGTATGCGTGTCTCGGTCGTACTCGGACGCGCCGATGGTGAACGCCCACGACATGCGCGTAACAAGGCCGTTATCGATTTCCTCGAATCGGTTTCGGGCGGCTTCTGATTTCGAGAGGTCTGCGGCCATAAAAAGCCCGTGTTCATCGGGCTCGACGATGAGCGTTCCGTTCGACTGGCGCGCCAAAACGTCGCCCACATGGTCGAACTGCATGATGATGTCGCTCATGTCTGTATCGACAAATGCGTCTGGGCTGATGACTTCGCGGTACTCGATACCGTCCCAAGGGTCTTCATATAGGACATATGGGTCATTGAATGTCGAAGCGTATCCCTCGACGTAGTAGTCGGATTCGATGCGCTTCTCGCGGCCTTCGCCGCCGTCAAGGCTTCTCAGGACCACCGACATCTGGCGGTACTGGCGCTCATTCGGTTTCGCCGGCATCGGCATCACCACCCTTTCCATCGATTTTGGCGATATTCGCGTTCGTCTCGGCGGCCTTCGCCGCCTGATCTGTTGTGTGCTCGCTGATCAAGTCCAGGTCGATGTACTCACCGCGAATTACGTGACGCTCGCCGCCGGGGTAAGACGGTGACTGGAACACCTCTGCAACCTGATTGCCGCACCAGATGCCACGGTCGAACAGCGCCGTCGAAACGTTGAGCTTCGTTTGATTGCTCGCGAACTCCAGGCGGTTCGCGCTGAACATAATCGAGTTGCCATGGGCGATCTCGTTCGGCGTGAACGTCATCGCCGTGAGCACGTAACCGAGCTGGATGGCGAAGACCTCAGTACGTCCCTCGTAAAAAGCGTTGTACGTGTCCTCGTCGGCCTTGTTCATAACGATGTCTTCGTTGCTTCCGAAGAAGCGGTAGACAGCCTTCTCGATACGCTCCATCTGTTCAGCGTCGACGGTATAGCTTTGTGGAGTGATCTGCTTGACATCGGCGTACTTGTTGTCATACACAGCGATTCCACCCGCATTCGAAGCCCCCAGCTGCTCGTTAAACGACTCGCGAGTTTTCTTCATGTCCTCGGGGTTTCGGTTCTGGGACAGCTTGCCGATGAAGCGGATTGCCGCACCCTGTACAATGGCAGTTTTCTCCGCTTCGGCCTGAGTGTGTATCAGCTCAAGCGTCTGGTTGAGCACGTTGGTGCCATCGCCGAACAGGTCACTCTTAAATTGGTGTCGCGTCATAACGCCGACGCGCGACCACTCAATAAGCGTCTTATCGCCGCCGGGAAATCGAAGCTCGAGCCACAAGTCACCGTCAACGTCATACGCCTCGCATTGGCTCGGCAGCACGGGATAATAGCCAACTGGCGTGATTCCATCCCAGCCGTCTACAGGAACAATCAAGCAGGTGTCGCAAACGTCCAGCATCGTTGAGACGCGATGCAGGAATTGCGGCGTTGTCTGCCATGGATTGGGCTGCCAGAGAAGCGAACGCGTAGCCTGCTGTTGAGCTGTACCGGAAATCTCTGGCTTTAGTTTCAAAGCGTGATCTGCATTTCGCTCGATGACGCTTCGCGTAAGCTCTGCTTCATACAGTCCACCGCTCCACGTCGTAAAGCTTGGCTTGTACTCCGTAAACGTCTGAAAGTAGCCGTTGACGGCCTGCATGACAGGCTTGTGAAACACCGCATCGAACAGCGAGCGAAAAAACGACGGTTTCTTCCGCAATTTCATCCTCCAATCATGCTTTGGTAGTCATCCATCATGTCTTTGAGCACCACAAACGCATCGCACTCAGCCGCCCAAGCATCAATGCGGTTGCGCGGGTCTTGGTTCTTCTTGTCGGGCGCAATGTTGCCGTTCGCGTCGTTTCTGATCATCACGTTGGAACGGCACCATTCCGCTATAGGGTTCTGGTTGTCGACGATGCGGTTTTCCTTGTAGAGCGCTCGAAGCTCCTTCATTGGCATGGACAAGGTTTGCGCACCCTGTATTACCTTTTTGAAGTTATCGGCTCCGAAATATCCCTCGTACGCTTCAACAGTCGGAACATCTCGCATATGCCACGGGTCATAGCCGCAGGCAACCGAATAAATGCCGTACTTTTCCTGAATCTCCGTGACCCAATCCAGCACGTCGCGCTTGTCGATGATCGGCGTTGCCGACGTTCTGAGCAGCCCGCGGGCAATCCAGGCATCGTAGGGCACGCCGTCTCGGCCTCCGCGCCGCCCCTCGGCTTCCGCCTGCTCCAAGGCGCGAAGCGGTATCCACGCCATGTGCATTGCGTATATATGCTCGTCGTTCGGGCGCATCATCAGCAGGCACGCCGCCGTTAGGTCGGTCGTATCCGAAGCGTCCACGCCGAGAATTGCGTAAGAAAAAGACCCATCGGACGGGTCGAACGTTGCTTCGTTGTGGATCTCAGACCATTTGAGCCACGCTTGGCTCTGGTTCTCAATGAGGTTGAAGTCCTTTACCAGAAGCGTCGGCAAGAATGTCGGGTCATCGAGTGCCTTGGAGACGTTTTCCCTGAGCGATTTCAGGGACTTGATTGTTCCAAGCCCGGGATTCGCCTTAATCCAGCACTTCTCGTCTTTCCATTCCTCGCGCTCGTCAAGCTCGAAAATGAAGGCGATGAAATGCTCGGCTTTTTCTCCAGATGCTTCGCCATTCAGCCATTTGGCGGCGTATTCGTACTGAGCGTCAAAAATGCCGCCGCGCACGAAACCGTTGGTCGTAATCTCCAGAACCAGCGGTTGCCTACGGGCGGAAATACCCTGAATCGTCAGGTCGTAGAGGTCGCGGTTTCTCATGGCTGCGAGCTCGTCAACGATAGCGCCCGAGATGTCCAAACCGTCAAGGTGGTTCGTGTTTGCGGAAAGCGCTTTGATCGTCCCCATGTTGAGATCGCAGTAAAGGTCGCTCATGCGCTTTCGCACGTGCTTTGCCAGCGCCGGCGAGGTCAGCACCATTCTCCAAGCGTTATTAAAGCCCTTCGCCGCCTGATCACGAGCCGTAGCGACGTTATATACCTCCGGTGCACCCTCATCGTCATTTATGAGCAAGTCGTGCTCGATTGCAGACGCAAGCGCGGTCTTTCCGTTCTTGCGACCCATAATCCAAAGCACCTCACGGTATTGGCGCACGCCCTCAACATCGACGAAGCCGAAGATTACCGACAGGATGGCAAGCTGGAAAAGCTCAAGCTTGAATTTGCGCCCAAGCTTGCCGGACGGTAGGCGGCAAAACGTCTCGATGAATACAACGTGCTTTGCCGCAAATTCCTCGCGGTAATGGTACGGATAGAGCGGATCGGTGTTGTCCAGGTCGCGCAGCACGCGCTCCGCGAGCTGATGCATCTTCTCGCAAGCAGTGATCTCACCGTTGATGATGCCACCGAAGTAGCTTCGTATCGCCTGCTCGCAGCGACCAGTGCCGCTTCGCTTCTTAGCCGCCGAAGCGCGTTTCATTGAGGTAGTCAATGAGCGCATCGCCTGCGGTGCTGCCGGACGGCATCATGTCGGTGAGCTGTTTGATGCCGCGCGAGAAGGTTGTAAACAACTTGTTGTAGGCGCTGAAACCCGGATGCTCTCGCAAGCCGGATTGACCGCCGCCGTTGTCATATTCGGTGAAGATGCTCTCGTACATCAGCTCGCGGCGGGCTTCGTCAAGCTTGACCTTCAAGAACGCGATGTTCGACATCAGCGGAAGCACGGCGCTTCGCTTCTCGTCCGGTATCGCGTCCTTGGTGAGCCGTTGGAGCTTTTTCAGCTCGCTTTGGTATCGGCTCTCGATGGAAGCGGTGCGCTTCTTCGGGGGACTTTCCGTGGCTTTGGGCAAAAGATCGTTACTTTCGCACACTTTTCGCCTTCCCACAAGACCACCCCCGTTCTGAAACCCGTCACACGCAAATTTCTATCTTCCGGCGTTGGTGCCCTATGCTGGGTGCCTTGGTTTTAGACCGGGGGGATAGCTCGAAGCTGTGACCTGCTGTTTTGTCTGTCATTTTGTTTGACTGTGCGCTTGTGCTCAGTCTGTGTTTTCGTCTGTCAGCGAAATCAAGTTTCCGTCCTCGTCAAAGCGCAGCCCTTGCCTTGTGCTGCCCTGCCTTGCCCAGCCGTGCACCTTCTTGTGGCAGAGGTCGCACAGGCTTACAAGGTTGCGAGTGTCGGTCGCTATGTTCGGATCGCTGATGTTCGATGGTGTTAGCTCGATGATGTGATGCACCATCGTTGCCGGTGTTGCGATGCCAGCCTTAAGGCAGTGCTGGCAAAGATAGGCGTCGCGCTGCAATGCGAGCTCTCGCGCCTGTTCCCAATCCTTGGAATGGTAGAACCGATACGAGAAGCCCTTTGCCATTGCGCGACCCCCAACAAAAAAGGGACGCGACCCAAGGCCGTGTCCCTTTCTGATAATCCACCGTACCAAAATGTAGCACAAACTGAAAAGTGATGACAAGTACCAATCTCAAATATCTTTGAGCGCGGCAAAGCCCACCTCGTCGATATAGCGGAACCCAACGTTGCAAAGCTCCCTGCACCATTGGCGCGAGCACTGCATCACATCGGCTATCTCGTCCCATGGCATCGCTTGGAGATAGGCCATGCACAGCGCGTCGGCGTATCGGTTGCCCTTGAGCTTAGCCAAGCCGCCGCGATTGTCAGCACCGTAGAGCAGCACGCACGCTTCATCCACCTCGGATTGGCTGTCCGCGATCCTCCTTTCCAACCTCCCCTCAAAGTCGATACGCCCGTTAATCACATCCATAGGGTCTGAGCCACCGCCGCCGCCCGTGCTGTAGCTCTGCGCCTTGGCTCCCTCGCGAGCCTTAAGGCGGGCTAGCATCTCCTTTGCGTGCTCGATGCTAGCCACCTCGTCACGGATGCGCTCGAAGTATTCCTTGGCATCCACAAGGCATCAACCCTAGTCGATGCCCGTAGAGCCGAAGCCGTCTGTACCGCGCTCGGTGTCGGTCAGGCTATCGACCCCGACAAGATCACATGGCACGAACGGGACAACGACCATCTGGCACACGCGCGTACCCTTGGGAAGAAACACGGTGTCACAGCTGAGATTGACCAGCGGTGCATGCACCTCGCCACGGTATCCGCTGTCGATGACGCTTACGCTGTTGCGCAGCGTCACGCCGTAGTGAGCGCCAAGGCCGGAGCGCGGGAAGACCAAGCCGACACAACCGCTCGGAATCTCGCAGGCAAAGCCAAGTCCGCAGACAGCGCTTGCGTTTGGCTCAAGCCTTACATCCTCGGTGATGCAAAGGTCGAAGCCTGCATCGCCATCGTGCGCGTATGTCGGCATGACCGTTCCGTCAGCCAGGCAAACGTTCATCTTTCGTCCGTACATATCAGCTCCTTAGAAGGGAATATCTTCGTCGTACACATCTGGGTAGGTCGCAGCCTGCGGTACCGCCGCCGGTTGCTGCGACTGTCGATGCGAGGTCATGATTGCCACGTTATCGACGATAACCTCAAGCTTGCGATAGCGCTTGCCGTCCTTCTCCCACACGTTCTGATGCAGGTGCCCAAGGATGGCCAGGCGTGCGCCCTTCATCAGAAGGCCGTTGTTAAACATCGCTTCGCCACGCTTGCCGTACATCACGCAGTCAACCCAACTGGTCACGTCCTTATAGCTACCGTCCTGCTGCTTGCGGCTCTTGTTCACTGCTAGTGAAAAGCTCGTTACCGCAAGGCCGCTGTTGGTGTACCTAACCTCTGCATCTTGCCCAAGGTTGCCACTCAAGGTGACGCTGTTAAGGCTGTCACTCACAGTTGCCACCCCTCACGATTGCCAATGCGATATAGGTCATGATCACCATCGCGGTTGCGAGCAATGGGCGGAGCCACGAGAACAGACAACCAGTTATGACGCTTATGAGCAGTTCCATAAGGCAAAAACAAAGAAAGACGATGATGCAGCCCAACAACGCTATGAGCACCTCCAAAAGCACACTCAGTCTCTTGATTCGTCGGCGTGCCCGCTCATTCGACCTACTCACGGCGTCCACCTCCAAGAGCCTCGATAAGCCCCTCTCGCTGGATGTATCCCAGACCCTGCACGCGGCGGCTCGTGCTGATGTGCAGGCTCTTCATGAGCTTCTGGGTTCGTGGCGCGGCAAAACCGGGCATCGACCTAATCAGCGATTCGACACGCATGCCCGATGCAGCCTGGTCTCCGCCGTCTGCCAACTCAAAGAACTGCTCAATGGACATCAAGCCGTTCTTAAGCTTGGCCTTGTACTCAGCTCTCTTAATCCTGATTTGCATCCCCTTATCGAGGGCTGCACGCCGCTGTTCGGCAGTCAATTTCGGTACCATTTTCAATATCTCCTGATTCTTACTTGGAATACGGCGGCTAACCGTTCCCAAACCATCGGTTTTGCTTTCTGACCTCTCGTTTTCGTGTCGTGCAGCAAGTGGCTGAGGTCTTGCCATTTACACACCGTTTACACTCCGTCCTCAAGCTTCTTGGCGAAGCTGTTGAACGCCTGAGCCGCCGCCTGGTCGCGCCCCGGCAGAAGGTGCGCGTAGAGCTTCAGCGTGGTCGCTTCGTTCGAGTGTCCCAATCGATCTGCGAGCGTCTTGAGGTCAACGCCGTTCGCAAGGCACCACGTGGCGTGCGTATGGCGCAACGAGTGGAACACGTACGCCTTAGGCATGCCCGCACGGTCGCGAGCACGGCTGAAAGCCTTTGAGACGGTCGTGGGGCGCATGTAAGAGCCGTCTACGCTCACCAGCGGCGAATCGGGCGTAAAAGCGTCTGAAATCGAATCCTGTTGCGCGAGATAGGCTTTTATCAGATCCCACTCTTCGTCGATTAACGCCACAGGCCGCGTCTTCTTGTTCTTGGTCACGTTGGATCGGATAACGCCGCCGCCCGGAACCTCGATGACCGTTCCGCTCACGAGGATGAACCCTTGCGCCTTGTGGAGGTCGCGGCGCCTTACGGCGCACACCTCGCCGACGCGCATCCCCGTATGCAGTGCGAGCCAAGCCGCGAAAGCATAGGCTGATTGGCGCATGAAGCGCTTCTCGGGCGTTTCAAGGTCGAGCTTTTCGGAAACCATGGCATCGAGTGCCCTGTAATCCCATTCGTCGATGCTCACGGCTTCATGGCGTTCCTCTGGCGGCTTTGTGACCATGAGCATTGGGTTGTTCTCGCAGATGCCGATGCGCACCCAGAAGTTGTAGGCACCTCGTAGGAAGTGGTGAACGCTGATAATCGTGTTGCACGAAAGACCTTGACCGCCGTTCTTCTTACTCACGCCAAGCCGCGTCTCGAAGTCGTTCAGCTCGATTGCGGTAAGGTCGCGAGCGACTTTGCCTTTAAGGTACTTGCCCACGTAGGTTCGTGTGAAAGACGTCCACCTCTTCACGGTGTTAATGGCTGCGCCCTTAATCTTCCGATGCTCGATATACTCCCAGAGCAGGTCGACTATGAGCGTGCTCTTGACCTTGCCGTCAAGGGTCAGGTGTGAAGCCCAGGCATCAGCCAAAGCCTGCGCTTCATCGCGCGTCCTAGCATCCGGGAAGCTACGGCGTGGCCGTATCTGCCGCCCGTCCGGTGCCTTGCCAAGATACGGCTGCGCGTACCACACGCCCTTTGGGTCGCGCTTGACCTCGATACCCATCACCGGCACCTGCCGGTGCGCTTGAGATAGGCGACGTTCCTGCGCGACCGCTTGAGCGCCTTTGCATACCGGCGCTGCCATTTAGGGTCGCGATACTTCCTGCAACGCTTCTCGAACTTGACCCATTCCCTATGCGCACGGCTCATCGCGCGTGAAACCTCATAGACGAAGTTCCATTTTCCGCTCAACGCAGATACGAACTCATCGCCGAAGTCCTTAATGATGCGGCTGAGGACATGGCCTGGACTCTCAATCATCGTCCCGCTCCTTTCCAGCCGCTTTCTTCGCCTTGTGCATGCTGACCTGCGCCAGGTAAATGAACCAGATGCACGCGATCAGCAGGAAGCAGAAGAAGGCCAGGAACCCATAGCCAGCGCCGAAGATGAAGCCAATGGCGATACTGGCAACCAACATCGCGAACGGGACGATCAGCAGGGCGCACCCAACCAGCGTCGACGATGCCTCTTCATACTCTTCCTCGGTCTTAAACTCTTTCATTTCTTTCCTCCAAATTTCGGTTAATCGATGCGATTGCATCGTCAACGCAGTCGCACCAGCAAATAAGATCGTCGTAATCGACCCGTGCGCCATCGCGACCGCGCTTCTCGCAGGTCGCGATGCGCCTGCTTATGTCCTGCGACACGGCACACAGGTTCTCAAGGGTCTTGCGGTCGCTCCTAATCGTCATCGCCGGTCACCCACACATCGCGGTGATACTCCCGCATGAACTCGTCGAAATCCAATTCGATGTCTTCGCTCTCCAAGCCTTGCCAGCCCCAAAACTCGCTGACATATGGCCGACAGCGCGGACATGCGTAGCGCTTCCAGAACAGACGCATCCAAAGGCCACTTTCCATGAGCACGCCACGTGTTCCTACTGGAATCGTCTTGCCGCAGTACGTGCACTGATGCGCCTTGCGGACGGTGACAAGCTTGGGTGCGGCGTAGAAGTCACCGCCGCTCATGACGCGCCGCCTTCCAGCGTCTCAAGCATGTTCTCGATGCATTCATGCGCCTTCTTGAGGTCTTCGATGCCGTTCTTGGACCTCCAGCGCCACAGGTACTTGAAGGCGCATCCCTGCATATAGGACACGTATTCATCGGTTCCGAGCATCGATTCCATTGCCTGCTTGCACTCGATGCCGGTATGCCCCGCGTAATGCGCTGGCTTGGTCACAGGGTCGAACCCCGTATCGACCGTTGAGGTCATCTTCTCGACAACCTGCGAAGCACTGAGATCAACAGGCTCAGTCAGATCACCTACACGCTTAACGTAAGAACTCATTGACATCACTCCTTTGAAACCAGCTTCGACAACTCGTCAAAATCGACCGTATGGAGCAGCTTTATCAGCTGCGCGACCTCTGGTGAGCGCCAAGCGTGCATGCCGTACGTATGCGCCCCTGTTGTGTAGTGGTAGTAATTGGCCTTAAGGTGCTCTTCCGCTTCGCGAAGTGTGAGAAACATGGTGTCCGGGACAATTGCCAACAGCTTCGTAAGGAACACGCAACCAAGCGCGTTGTTTTCGGCGTATTCCTTGATTACACCCGTAGAGATGCTGATGCCCATATTCGTGAAACGTGCCCGAATGCATCCGTTCTCGTCAAGATCAAGCCAGTTGTCTTCAAGCCATTCTTTGGCGTGCTCTTCGCCGCCAAAATCAAGCTCGTCCTTGTAGGCTCGCGACACCGCTTCCCCCAAGCTAATGATTTCGCCTTCGCCATCTTCAAAAAGCTCAACGGCTTCGATGTCATCGCCATCTGTTGCTTCGCGGTATTCGTAGTCTCGAATGACCCAATAACGCGGGTCAGCCGTTGCCAATGTCGGCTGATTGTTCAGCTCATGCTGTAGCTCTTTGAGAAAAACGAGATCGTCTTGCGTAAGGCTACGCTTGACGTAAGCGCGGTCTTCGCGATCAACCGATGCTGTCATTTCTCTTCACCTCCTTCTCGTTCTTCTTCGTCTCCCTGCACTTCAAGCAGGCTTCGCTGTCCTTGATGAACCAGTCCAGATTCCGTTCGATGCCGCAGTAAGGGCACGTGTGCTTTCGGACTTTGTTGACATAGCTCCCGTAAGGCATCGCCAACGCTCCTTTGTTGAAAACTTTGCTATTGTTGAAAACTTGTTGAAAACCTGTTGATAACTACTGCTTAAGACTCGAAAACAGGCTTTGGAATCGCTCGAAAAACGAATCGATCAAGAAAGAAGAAGCAAGAAAGAAGAACCTTGCTTGTGAGTCAACATAACAAGCAAGTGCGGGTTTTTGGCTTTGGGTTTGGGTTTTATGACCCAAACCCAAAAACCCGCTTCTGTACTGTTATGTTATGTATTGTTAGGCTTAGCCCAACCTAAAACCGATGGTTTCGCGCTGGTTTCAATCCGCAACAACACAAACATACGCTCTGACCTGCTAGTTTTGCGGGTTTTCCTGCTTCTTTTTCGGCCTGCCGCCCTTGGCTCCGTTGACGCGCTGCTTGCCAAAATAAAGGGCGTTTTTGCACATCCTCTCGCTCTCGATTCGGCCTTTTCCGTCTCTCACGAGCAAGCCGATCTCAAGCAGGCAGTCGATGAAATCTTGTGTCTCGGCGATGCTCACCGTCTCGTCGAAAGCCCCCATCGAGCGCATACCGATTGCGCCGGCTAGAATGAGCCAGTCTTCATCGGTGTCCACCGCAATTGAGTGGTGCTTGGTGCTCGCCAGAAGCTCGCAGAGCCGCCAGTAAGCGCCGTAGCCCTCGTTACCGCGACGCATGAGAAGCCGTTGGCATTTGATGTCCCGCTGCGCGTTAGCGTCGTGCTGAAACCACGCCATTGGTTCCTGAGCCTGATCGTGCACGTCTTTAGAAACCGCCGTCATCGTCATCACCTCCCGTCGTTAATCCATCGCTTGTCCCCTGCTGGTGCCAGCCGTCCCAAAGGCACTTGCCAACCTCGCGGCAGTTAGTCCAGACGGTCGTTCCGCGAAAGCCACACGCGCTCTTGGGCTTTTCGCCGTGCTCGAGCAGATGAAGCTCGAACCGGCATTGCCCGGGCGTCGGCATCGGCTGCTCACCAAAAAGATCGAGCGCCAGCTGCTCAGCGCTCTTTGAGCTGATGCACATACACGTTACACGCCGATTTGGTCATCAAGTGGACAAACATACCGGGCGTCATATCGTCGAGCTTGTCGCTCTCAAGCAGGTCTTTCATGGCAACGATGGGCGTCCCCATGAAACAGAGAGCCAGGTCGGTATCAAGCTCGACGCTCTCACCGCTCTTGGAGTTGAAGACCGTAATGGTGCCGTCGATCTTGCTGATGTACTCGGCAACGGAATCGAGGAACTTGATTGCTTCCTTACGCTTCATGACTGTTCTCCTTGTCATAGATGGAATTGCGAAGCTTGATGTTCAGCTTCGGATGCCGCTTTAAGAGCCACCGGGCTAAAAGCGGCGTATCCGTGTTGTTAATGCCGTAGACATGCTCAACGCCGTTGCCGTCCACGAACGGCACGCCGACGAGCTTGACAGCGCCCTCGTAGCGCTGCTTCTCAATGAGGTACTTGGCGCTTACTCGGATACCTCGCTGATCGATTGCGAGCGCCGTAAGCTCGATCTGCCGCAGCGCCCTTGGATTGAGCTCGCACCAGAGCTTGAAAAGCTCCTGCCGGTCTTGCAGCTTGAGCGGAACCGGGTACATTGCCAACCGCTCCTGCCGCATAACTGATTCGAGCGGCTGGGTGTAATCGTCAACATCCATGGCGCTTCCTTGCTTCGCGGCTCATAAAGCGCCTGAACGCCACCTCTGCGACCTCTCGCGGTGCCGATGGCGGCACGGGCAGTCTGTGGCGCGTGCGAACGTCTCCCGCGCCGCTCACGCCCGGTCTGCGGGCTTCCTCGATGATCAGCCGCGCGACCCAAAAACCGTTCGCGTCACGGTCGAGATAGCCCTTCATTGGTCGACCATTCGAACGATGAACCAAAGCTCAAGACCGGCAAGGACGAACGGTAGCCAAGGCAGGTTGCATGCTTCGGTAAGCCAGATAATGGCACCAGCCAGGGCGATGAGCAGGATTCCCGTTGCTGACAGCAGGGCAATAGCGCCGCAAAACCACCGCTTAACCGTTGCTAGTGGTGTAAAATTCTCGTTGTCATTACTGGTCAAGGTTCTGACATTGCCCGCGTCTGGTTGCCGCCAGGTGCGGGCGCTTTTGTTTCGCAAGCTTGCGTCATAGCTTTGACGCGCCGGCAAAATGCCGCCTGCGAAACATCGAGCTTGCGACATTTCGCACTCGTCAAAACCACGATGCAAACCGTTGGTTTGCGATTTGGTTTCATACATCTGAAACCCCTCCTTTCTTACTTAGCGATCATGTTGCCGACGGCAACGGCAGTTGCTAAGAACAACCAAAGCGTCAATACATCGATAAATTCATCCATTACGCGACTTCCTCCCATCCCATCAGGTCATTGGGGCTGATGTTGGCAACATCACAGATGGCCATGATCTTGTCAGCGCCGGGGATATAGCCATCGCCGCTCTCGTACTTGACAACGGAATCTTTGGAGATACCAACACGGCTAGCAAATTCATCCTGTGTGATATCGAGCCTGGCACGAGCGGAACGAAGATTTGCGGCGAAAACCTCTTTGTTGAACTTCATACGGTTCACCTCCTTTCATTGAGCGATGATTGCAAACCTTGCTTGTCAAGGTTTGCACCCGTATGTTTAGCGGGTTTACCCGTTAAACATACGGCTTTAGGAAGGTTTCTTCCTAACACGCATTGCAGTATAGGCGAGTTTCTGCCTATTGCAAGAGAGAAATATGAAATAATTTGCCTATTCTCGTCCAATAGAATAGAATTCACGGCAGATAGTTGCTAAAACAGGAGGTGTGAAATGAAGCTTGCCATAAAGGGATTGCGAAAAAAGCTGCACATTTCACAAGCGGACTTCGCAAAAGCCGTTGGCGTGTCCATGCGCACAGTCGGATCATGGGAACGCGGCGAATCATTCCCAAACGCCGAACAGGTTTGGAACGCAGCTCTGGCGTTAGGTTGCTCGCCGAATGAGATATTGAGTTG